AGCGGCTGGAACAATCGGCTTTGAAACTGAAATGGAGGCAATGGAACGTGGTATGCGTTCCGCTCCTCCAAGTGTTCAAGCTCAGATGGCTGTAGACCTTATAGGGTCGAACCCTGCGAACTTAAACGAGGACGGCACGTTTAATGAACGAGGTGTAGCGGCTCTGGGCAGGGATATTAGTGAGGGTGGCGCAGGGTATTTCTCCCCTGCCGCAACGATGGCTAGAAATAATGCGGTTACTCCGAAACAGGCATGGGATGTCAACCAAGCGTCCAGAAGAACAGGCGGATATGCTGTAAATGATCCATACAGCGGTGTGTCTGTGCCGGAGGGTATGAATATGGGGCTGGTCCCCGCTGCTATGGGGACTCTCGCTGGCCTTGTCAGCCCAACTATGGGTTTGGGGATGACATTTAGCGGTATACCGACTTTAGGGACAATGGGGCTTGAAGCGGCTCTGGACTTCGCTAGGAAAGATACTGGCGCTTTGGGGTCAGCGGCAAGAGGGCTGCAACAGAAAATTTCAACTATAACCAATCCTATCAATACGGCGCTGGGTATTGTTACGCAGCCCTTGAGTCAATTAGGCCGCACAATTAGCACAGGTGTCAAAGATGCGGCATCTGGCATAGGCGACTTTCTTACAGAACAGGTTGTTGACCCGATAACTGGTGAAATAACAGGTGTTGTCAGCAGCATCGGTGAGTCATTGCCATCTTTTCCTGCGCTTGGAGATGTCCTTTCCCAAGGTGAGACGCCAGTCGGGGCCTTCCAAGATCCCCAGACAGGGGGCAGCCAGGAGGTATATGTTCCGCCGCAACCCGCGCCCGTGACAGAGCCGTTTGTTTCGGATGATGCAAATGATGCGGAAAGGCAGTTTGCAGAAATACCGCCGGAGATTCTGGCTAGGATACTGGCGAATGAACAGCTTGGCCGACAGAGAGCAGGACTGGCATAATGGCTACTTCTCCACTCGCCATGACAGGACAGAGCAACGCGGTTCCCGCGCCGATTGGCGGGTTAAATACACGCGACTCTGTTGATCTGCTGCCGGAAACAGATGCAATACGTCTTGAAAACTTCTTTCCAGCGCGTTCCCACGTTCAAGTCCGTAACGGATATGACGATCATGTAACGGGACTTCCATCCACCGTGCAGAGCCTGATGGTTTACAACAGCGGCACTACAAGCACGATGTTCGCCGCAAGCGGCACTGCTGTCTACGATGTAACCAGCGCCGGATCAGTCGGCTCTGCTGTTATTACCAGCCTGTCCAACGCCCAGTTCCAATGGGTGAATATGACAACATCCGGGGGTTCATTCCTGTGGATCTGCAATGGCGCTGATGCACCGCGCCACTGGAATGGCTCTGCGTGGGCGACGCCTACTTTAGGCAGCATCACCGCTGCGAATGTCATTAACGTCGAAGTCTTCAAGGAACGATTGTTCTTGGTTCTAAAAGATAGCCTGACATACGGCTATCTGCCCGTGAATAGCGTGGCCGGTACGGTTGCATCTGTAAATCTGGGCAGCGTGTTCAGCAAGGGCGGCAAGCTGATGGCAATCAGCACATGGACACGCGATGGCGGCTCCGGCCCTGATGACAATATCCTGTTCTATACAGATCAGGGCGAAATCGCCATGTACAGCGGCACCGATCCGTCTGACGCGACAAAGTGGAGCCTTGTCGGTGTTTACACGGTAGGGCGTCCTATCGGACGGCGGTGTATGCTTCGCGTTGGATCAGACTGTTACCTGGTGACAGAGAACGGCCTTCTTCCTATGACACAGGTTCTGGGTACAGGAGAGGCTGCGCCAAACCGCGCCATCAGCGACAAGATAAGCAATAGCTACAACGACTCAGTTGTAAACTTCAAGGACGTATTCGGGTGGCAGGGTGTTGTCTATCCGAAAGGCGGCTACGCGGCTATCAACGTGCCAGACTCTAACGGCGGTGCGTTTATCCAGTACGTTGTGAACCTTGATACGGGTGCTTGGGCAAAGTTCACCAACCAGAACGCTTATGTCTGGGTAGTGTTTAACAGCGATTTGTATTTTGGCGGCGACACAAAGGTTCACAAAGCTGATAGCGGGACGGATGATGCTGGTTCCGCCATAGAAGCGATAGCGAAGACGGCGTTTATTTATTTTGGTGGGCGTGGTGGGCCAAAACGCTTCACCGCAATCCGCCCTGTTATGGCAAGCGACACTACTCTTGAAGTAAGCGTTGGTTTTGACACGGATTTTCGGGACGGCACAACAACATTCACCCCCAGCACAACGTCCAGCATTGCGTCGGCGTGGGATACGGCAACATGGGATGCTGCAACGTGGGGCGCTCCCATAACGACACAGCAGGCATGGTTCAGCGTTGCTGATATCGGGTGGAACGCCGCTGTGCGTGTCCGCACCAGTACCAGTCAGCAATCCGTCAGATGGCTTGCAACAGATGTCCGTTATGAAGTGGGGGTGGGACTATGATGAGCGATTACGTCTGGGAACTCCTTGCCCCGGCAACTGAGGCATTTGAAGATGTTGGACGCGAAGAAGTCGAGCAAGGCTTGGACGAAGGCACGTTCACGTTGTTTGAGGGGCTTGAATCAGCAGCAGTAACCTGTGCTTTTGGCGATTCCCTGAGAATAGGACTGGCTGGCGGGAATTTGGTAGAACTTAGACAGATAGAAAAAGAAATCTGCGATTTCGCCAAAGCGCGGAATTTCAGATTCGTAGAGATTGTTGGACGCCCCGGATGGGAGCGTGAATTGCCGGATTATAAACGAACAGCGGTGCTTTTAAGAAAGGAGCTAGGTTATGGGCTTCATTAGGGATTTATTCAGCAGCCCAGAGCCGCCACCGCCTATAAATTACGGGCAGTTACGGCAGGATCAGCAGCAAGTTGATCGTGAAGCGGCAAGGCTGCAAACGCGCCTGTCCCGTCCTGATCTGGTTACGCCTTACAGTACAACGACATTCCGCGAGACTGGCCCTGACGAATATCTGGGAACATACACGCTTGCGCCGGAATATGAGGATATCCGAAGAGACGAAGCGCAATTACAGGCTGGATTGCAGGGCTTGGCGGGAGAACGTCTGGCTCAAGTAGACAGGGGTGCTTTTACGACAGCAGGCTTGCCGGGCGAGCCGACGCCGTTTACCTACGGCCAGTTCGGAGATCAGCCTGTATATTCAACGGCTGGGGCAAGTTACCAGCTTCCCAGCTTTTCTGATCTGAACACTTTTACCAGTAATGCGGCTGACGAGTTTTTCAACAGAGCCGTGGCACGACTCAACCCTCAATTCGACAGGGCAGAAACGGCCTTGCGGACACAGTTGATTAACAGCGGCATCCCAGAAGGCTCCAGTGCCTTCAATCAGGAACTTGAACTGTTTCGGCAACAGAAGAACGATCAGTTGGCCGATCTTGCCAGCCAAGCTGTATTCCAAGGGCAGACACTACAGCAGAATATACTTGGGAACATTCTCACGGGCCGTGGGCAGCAGCTACAGGAAATTGGTACAGAGTTCGATGTGGCCCAAGCGCGGAGAGGCCAGACAATTGCCGAAGCCAGAGATCAGTACGCATTAGCCCAGCAAGCCCGTGACAGGGCTATAGCAGAGCGGTTGCGTGAACGTCAGCAGCCTTTGACAGAGCTTTCAGCATTGCTGACAGGCACAACTCCATTTAGTCAGGCGGCAGCGCAGGGTCCGGGGCCTTTAGCGCCTGTACAGGGGCCACCACCTGTCGATCTGGGTTCGCTTGCAGCGGCACAGCAGGCAGACAGGCTTGCTAGGTTCCAAGGGCAGCAGCAGAGACAGGCCACTGCACTGGGTATACCGACGACACTTCTGGCCGCAAGTCTCGGAGCAGGCTGATGGTTGATTACTCAGATATGTTTCGGGCTGATCCGCGCATAAAGAGGCAGAGAAGATTTGCTGATACGTTATGGGCCCAAGCGTTAAGGCCAATACAGGCCCCCGCTAACCAGTATGGGTTTAATCCTTTGGCCGAAGCATTGCAACGCGTTACAGCGGCCTATGGGGGCAGCATGGCGTCGTCAGCAGCAGATCAACGGGAAGCGGAGCAAAGGGCGGCACGGGGCCGCATTATGAGTGAGGTTTTGAGGGCGCAGCAGGCAACAGTACCAGAGGGCGGCTTTTTTCAAGAAACTATGGGGCCAGTTCCCGGTATGCCGCCAGTTGGTCCCGGTATGCGGACACAATTTAAGATTAACCAAGCTATAGATGACCAAGGCAGACAATTCAATATTGATCCATCAGATATAGAACTGGCTGGCGGTGACGCCGCAACGGCGGCGTTGCTGGGCCAGCAGGCGATGACAAAGGGCCGCGAGGCCACTGAAGCAGCAAGAATTAGAGCAGCGCAAAAAGGTCTTTTGCGCGCACAGGCGGCAAACGACCCTCGTGCTGTAGATTTTTATCTCAGCCAAATTTCGCCAGAGTCTGTTGCTGAACGGAATATAGCGGACAGACTATCCAGAGAAGCCACGGCTGAATCTCAAATAGGCGCAGCCAAACTTGATATGAACTGGGTTATAAGAAAAAGCGATGGTAAAGAGGTTGCAGTAAGCGACTACCAGCTTTCTCAGAATCCAGATAAATATAATGATGTTCCAGAAGTTGTAAATCAAGGGCCGATACCCAGTTGGGTTGGAGAGCAATACGAAGATTTGAATAATAAGTTTGCTTTAGCACAAAACGTCATCGAGACGAATTTGGAAGCATTGGCGCTTGTAACAGAAACAACTTTAGAAACAGGCGCGCTTACTCCAATAGTGACAAAAATTAAGGGGTATTTGGCCGATCTTGGCGTTCCAGTGGAGCAACTAACCCCAGCGTTAATCCTTCAAACCATTCAAAACAAGAAAGCATTGCTCATTAGAAATCCCAAAAGCGGCCTTGGCCTTACGGGGAATACGTCAGATGCAGATAGAAATTTTTTAGTGGACAGTGTTATTGGTTTAGCAAAAACAAACCACGCAAACGAAGCCCTGCTTATAGTTGATACAGCCGCGCAGCGTAAAAAACAGGCAGAGCTAGATTTGCAGATGAAATGGATTTCCAAACATCCGTACCAAGGATTGATTGGCTACAGAAGTTCAGATGCTGCAAAAGAATTGAAAAAACAACCTTTATTTACGAAAGCTGAAAGGGCTAGGCTTGATGTGCTTATAGAAACACAGAAACCCTTAACGAAAGTTGGAGGAGTAGCTAAAAAAACCTTTACATTCACAGTGCCGGAAGAAGAAGACTAACATGGCTGATACAAGCACCATTACGGGGTCTTTTGTACAGGGCGTTCCAGAAATTTCGTCAAAAGAAGAATATGACGCGCTTGATGACGGTAATCAATTTATCAAGGATGGAAAGGTTTTTACCAAAGGCCGCAAGCAACGCAACATTCCGGCTAAAGAACAAGCCTACGAGTGGGGGATGCAAGACGAAGTTATTAACATGATGCTTGCGGGGTACGGTGATGAAGTCTACGGCGCTCTTGACTGGCTGGCGGCGAAAATTGTGCCGGACGATGCTTTTGGCATAGATAGAGGCCCCGACCCTACTCTAGCGCAAGCACAGGAAAAGCGCCGCCAAGCACAGCGTCTGTACAGAGAAACCGATCCAGGTGCTGCAACTGTTGGACAAATTGTGGGCGGAGTAACGCCAAGCGCAGTTGTGGGGAAAGCCGGTCAGGCGCTAATCAAAGCACTTCCGCAGCTTGCAAAAATTCCAACGTATTTGCGCGGCATTACTGGGGCTGCTGTTCAAGCCGGAGTTACGGCTTCTGGCGAGGCAGACCCCGGAGAACGGCTGGAAAGAGCAGAAACAGGCGCGGAAACAGGCGCTATTATTAGTGCAACGCTTCAACCTATCTCCGCAGCGGGAAGTTTTATATCAAGAACTGCTAGTGGTCGGATAAATCCCACAAAAAGCGCCAGAAATATTGTCAATAACGCCATGCTGCAATCCAATCTAGCACGAGCTGAGACTGCTACCGAGGAAGAGTTGGCACAACTGCCGGAAGAAATACGCAATTTGCCTCCGCATCTTAGACGCACGGCGAGGCGATTAGACCAGCTAGGAAGCGATGCCACGATAGCTGACGCTGCCCGTGGAGGGGCAGTGCGAACAGTCGCTAATGTTGCAACTCAAGTGGCAGGGCCAGCAAGTGAAAGAGCAGAGGGGCTTCTTTCTGAGCGAGGCACTGGGGAAAGCGTTAGGATTGTTCAGTCTATAGATGACTTCGTAAGTTCTGCATATGGTAGTCCAGAGCAAATATCCACAACTCTGGTTGAGAGCGCCCAACCTTATTATGATCAAGCATTTGGAATTACAAGAAACGAGGATGGGGATAGAGATTTCACGGCTGAAAATTCTACAAATCAAGATTTAATGAGTCCAACTATTGCGCGAATTATATCCACGCCAAATGGCATAGACGCTTTTAATTCAGCGATTAAATCAATGCAAAATGAATTTGGATGGGATCAAAGACTGGGAGATCAAGCAAAGAAAATATTAAATGAGTTAATATCACGCGCTAGAAGGGACTCTAGGGGTGCGATTATTGGATTGCCTAATGATGCTCCGGGTTTGTCACTTGAATTTTTGGATCAGGTAAAAATACAATTACAACAAGAAGGTCAACGACTAAAGAATGTAGGGGGGAGAAAGCGTGATTCTAGTATTGCTATGGGGCAGGCCGCAGAACTTATAGAACAACTGGATGTCTTGGACGAAACTCAAATGTACGGGGTTGCCAGAGGCATAGCGCAAGACAACATTTTGTTGCAACAGGCTTACCAAGATGGCATGGGCGCTCTTGGCCCAAAAGGTTCAGTAAAGGCTATTTTAGATTTGGTAAGCGGTTACACGCCGGGGCAGCGCGCTATGTTTCAAGCGGGTGCGGCTAATTATTTGCGAGATAAAATCTTAAAAACCCCAGAGCGAGGTCAAGCCGCGCAATCAGTTTTTGGCAATAAACTGATAATGAATAAACTGGCTGCTATTATCGATGACAAAGAAGACTTGGCCGCGTTTCGGAAGGCTATTACTCAGGAAAAGACATACGCACTTACTCAACGGCGGGTACTGGGCGGCGGTGGCCCTCAAGCGCAACCAGCAGGCACTGGTAAAGATATTGTTGGTACTGTGGCGGCTCTAGCGGGGTCTAAACTTCCTGGCGCAAACCCTCTTATTACGGCTGGGCTTTTTAGACGTTACGGACAGGCTCTGATGGGCGCTTCTACTAACGAAGAAGTGACAAGAATACTATTAACCAGAGACCCCGAAGAGAACAGGCAGTTTTTGACTGAACTTGCACAATTTCCTACCGACCCAGAAGCAATGCGGTTGCGTCAATTA